TAATACTAGTAACACTATCGGGAATAATAATAGAAGACAAACCTGTATTCGTGAATGATTCATATGCAAAAGTAATGAGTTGAGAACTTGCACCAAAAGTAACAGAAGTCAAATTTGCGGCAAGTTTGAATGCGTGGTTATTTATTAATGTTACAGAATCAGGGATTATTATTGATGTTAATCCAGATTGTTGAAATGTATTCACATTAATCTCCTGTAAATTTATACCTTGCTCAAAGACAATATTTCCTAAACTACTACATAAACCGAACGCATTATTTCCAATAGTAGTGACACTATTAGGAATAGTAATAGAAGTCAAACTTGTCGCTCCAAAGAACGCACTTTCTCCAATACTGGCGACATTATCAGGAATAGTAATAGAAGTCAAACCTGTCGCATTTTCGAACGCATTTGTTCCAATACTAGTAACATTTGTTCCTAAAATAGCGGTTTTAATATTAGATATAGTTAATCCACCAGATGTATAACTTGCTTCCGTGATGGTACCAGTAATGTCAAATGTATATGAAACATTACTTACATCAGTGAATGTAGATAGTGGTGATTGTACGAAAGAAACATTTCCAGACCCGAAAAAATTTCCAGATGTTCCAATTGTGTATGTCGTTGCATCTATTGTTAAATCTTCAGTTAGATAAATTGTTGTCAAACTTGTCGTATTTCCGAACGCCGTACCTCCAATACTAGTGACACCACTGGGAATAGTAACAGAAGTTAAATTTGGCATATCATAGAACGTATAATTTCCAATACTAGTAACGCTATCAGGAATAGTAATAGAAGTCAAACTTGACGATTGGAACGCAGAACCTTCAATACTATTGAGTAGTGAATTTTCTCCAAATGTAACAGAAGTCAAACCTGTCGCATTTAGGAACGCAGAACTTCCAATACTAGTTACACTATCAGGAATAGCAATAGAAGTTAACGCACTATTCCTAAATGTGATTGAGGTTATTGCGGCGAGTTGGGAATTTGCACCAAAAGTAATAGAAGTCAAACTTGTCGTTCCATAGAACGCCGAACCTCCAATACTAGTAACACTATCAGGAATAGTAATAGAAGTCAAACTTGTCGTATTTTTGAACGCAGAATCAATAATACTAGTAACACTATCAGGAATAGTAATAGAAGTCAAACTTGATGCACCATTGAACGCCGAAGCTCCAATACTAGTAACACTATCAGGAATAGTAATAGAAGTCAAACTTGTCGCATTTTTGAACGCAGAATTGTCAATATAGTTGACATTTGTTCCTAAAGTAGCAGTTTTAACATTAGATATAGTTAATCCACCAGATGTATAACTTGCTTCCGTGATGTGACCATTAATGTCAAATGTATATGAAACATTACTTATATCAGTGAATGTAGATGCCATTATATTATATTATATTATATAATATAAAATATTATAATATTACTATATAATATTTTATAATATTACTATATAATATTTTATAATATATTAAACTATTATATATTGGCGTGTTAGATTCGTGTATCTCTGTGTTAGATTCGGCGTTTGGATTTCCAAAATATAAATAAAAAATAGTAATATTATTTTGTATTTATATTTATTTAAAATAATTATTAACAACTTGGTTTATTAGTAACTTTCTTTGGAACAACACTACCACTATTTCTTGCTGTTCTAACTCTAGAATTAATATTATTATGTAATATTGTTCCAGTTTCTTCATTACCTCTATTTTTATTTACTTTACCTAAATTATTTGCATTCATTCTTAGCATACGTATACGCATTCCCGAATCCATTCTTGGAATTGGTTGGGGATTATTATTCATAATATAATATATAATATATAATATTATTATTAATAAAAAAAAATAATAATATTATAAGTATTTATATTTATTTAAAATAATTCATTAATTTCAGCATATAGATTTTTTAATTCACGACAAGTTTGTAATATATCATCTTTAACATTACTAACACTAACATCATCTTTATAAATAAGTCTAATAATTGAATAATCATCATGAGGGTGATGTTGTTTAAATCCACAAAATGATATTGTTTTTTTATTTTCAAATAAATTAGTATAAAGTAAATATTCAATACATTTACCAATGGTATAAGACTCATTTTTCAAATAAACATCATAAGCATTATCATTTATAATATCTGATTCACGAACTTCCAGTTCGTCTTCAGAAATAAGTTTTTCAATATTATTATATTTATTTATAATTACGGAACAAGCTTTCTTAACAATTACATTATTTTTATAAATGCCAATAGTTTCAATAGTAAAATCATAACTATTCTTTTTTGTATGGCGCTGGACATCTAAATTCATAAAATCTTCTTTTAGATTTAAAATTTCTACATCAGTCATTTTTTGTGTTCTATATTCTTTTTCTTTTTCAGACCATACTTTTTGAGATTTTTCTGTATCAATTGTTTCACCATATGTGCTTGTAGAAACAACATTAAATGCACCATTATTTTTTGAATTACTTTTACTAAATCCACAAGTTAATTTTAATGATTCACCTGGTATATCTCCAATACTAGGTCTAAGTCGTGCAAATAATATAAAACTTTTAGTTTGCTTATTATTTGGGAAAAATTCTCTAACTTTAGAATCTTCCAAAACTTTATTGTTAACAATATCTCTTATTTTAAAATGTTCAGTAGTAATAAATTTCAAATCGGGTGTATCATTTTTTTCATCAATAAACATTTCATAATTTTCATAAGGAAAATCATTATCATCAATATGAACTGGAACGCAGCATAAACGTTGTTTCAAGATTTCATTATTAAATCTAGTAGTATTTACTTCAATATTTATTTTACCCATATTATCACCAGTTGTATCTAAACAAAATATATCAATATCGCTTAATATTACACGCCTCAAACTATTAGCAACACTTTTATCAATATTTTCAAGTGTAAATGTCATAGTATCTACGTGTTCATTAATTAAGGAAAGATTAGGTTTCATCATTTTTCTATATAATTTATAATATATATATTTATATTAAATCATTTAATTCAATTTTATTTTTAATTAAATATGTTTCGTAAAAAATATATTAAACAAAAATAGTAAAAATATATTAATAATAATAATGGATGTATTGTACTATAGCAATTATTGTAAACATTCTCAGACATTAATAAGCACGTTATCAAGATCAAATATAAAAGGTAAATTTTATTACGTATGTATAGATAAAAGAACACAAGAAGGTCAAAATACTATAATAATATTAGAAAATGGAAATAGAATTATATTGCCAAAAATTATAAAAAATGTGCCTGCTTTATTATTACCTAATCATGGTAATCGTGTATTAACGGGTGGTGAAATACTAACATACATTGAAATAAATAATAGTCAATCAACGAATCCTATTAGTAATGATGAACCTTCACCATTTGCTTTGAACTCAAACGTATATGATAATATTTCTTCCGATAAATATAGTTTTCTAGATATGTCAGATGAAGATTTATCAGCAAAAGGAACTGGTGGCGTAAGACAAATGCACAATTATGTTCAAATGGATATGAATCCTTTAATAGCAACACCTACGGATGATTATGAACCTGATAAAATTTCATCACAAGACAATAGTGAATTAGAAACTTATATGAAAGAACGTGAAAAAAGTATTCCAAAACAGCAAACACCATATCAACATAATACATACTAATTTTAATTAGATAAATACTATTTTAAATTTGATAAATAGTATTTATTTAAATTATTTAAAATCCAAAATTATTAGATAAAATATCAGCTTTAGATTTTGTTACATTTGTTTTACGTTTAATTTGATACATACTTGAATTAGAAGACGTAGTCATATTATTAAAAGACATAAGGTCATCACTTTCATCATGAATTTCCGGCATTATTTTTGTTAATGGTTTATCAATTACAAAAAGTAAACGTTCATTATCAAAACATTTTCTATATTCTTGAATTGTTAAATTTCCGTAATATTTATCAAGCAAGTAATATGGATTAGGAGCAGGTTTAATGCTTTTAGAATAATTATATACCTTACCATATATAAAATTTAATAATTGATAACGTTCAAATTTCTGAGAACTATCAATGTGTTCATCCATTAAAAATGCTACAGAGCATTCAGGACTGCAAAAGTTACCATAAACTTGATAAGATTCATTTACATAATTTTTAGGTATATGAATAGGTGGATTTGAAAAATCACAAGTGCACCAAAAGCAGCAAGCTTTTTTAGAATTATAATTTTCATTAAAATGAAATTGTTTTTGTAATATTTTAATATTTCTATATATTTGTTTCATACTTGTTGTATTATCTTCATTAATAACATTATTTGATACAAAATCAAGTTCTTTACTAATTATATTTTGATTTTGTTTATTATCATCTTCGATATTTTTAAATGTTAATAAATTTTTCTTATTATCATTAATAAAGAATGACTCTATTTTTTCTTCTGTTTTTGATAAATCATCAATATTACATTTTAATTGTAAAATAACATTTTCCGCTACTTCACTTTCATAATTAATATTATTATTTTTTACTTCTATAATTTTGCCCCCTTTAGGTTTTCTTCCTCTTTTTTTTGGTCCTGTAGAAGTATCTTTTGGTGGATTAATAATACCAGCTTTTAGTTCTTGTTCTTTCAAAGCTTTAGGTTTTCTCCCTCTTTTTTTCTTTCCAGTTATAGGGTCAATATTGCTATATTGAAGTTGAAGTTGAAGCTGAAGTTGTTCTTCATCATTATTAATATTTTCTGTCATTATATATATTAATAATGCCATTAATCTCTTTATATTATTTTAAAAAACATTTACGGCAAAGTGGTATATAATGTTCTTCTGTTCCAATTAATTTCTGTTCATTATTATCAACTATTCTATGTGAAAATAATGCTAGTGTTCCATCTTTACAATAAGCGCAAAATGATTGCAATTTTTCAACACTATCACAAATAGGTATTAGGTCTAATATTTGACCAAAAGGATTACGTTTAAAATCACCATCTAAACCATATACATAAACTATCAAATTCATTTCTTCAACCATTTTAATTGTAATATTATATAAATCATCAAAAAACTGACCCTCATTTATTAGAACTACACTATTTTCTATTATACCAAATTCAGTTTTTTTACTATAAATATCATTTAATTTTTTTGCTTAATGCAAGGTATTTTCTTTTTATCATGCGTTGATAATAAATTTTCATCATATCTATTATCATCGTCATGATTAATAACAATACACGGAATATTACATAAATTACATTTATTATAATTCTCCATAAGATGAGATGTTTTACCAGCAAACATTGGTCCAATTATTAGATGTAATTTACCTGAACCTTTATTTTTAATTGAATTTGAAAATTGCAATTTTTGATTATGATTATTCATTATATTAATTAAAGATTGATTTTTAAGTTTTTTAATTATTCAATTTAAATATTTAATAGAAATAAAGATAATTTTTTATAAATAATATAAAACATTATGAAAAATGAAGATTCGGAAAATAAAAATATACCTTGGGTAGAAAAATATAGACCAACAACATTTGATAATATTGTTCTTGAAGAAAATAATAAGATTATTCTGAAAAGTATAATTAAATCAGGAATTGTTCCTAATTTGCTATTATATGGACCACCAGGAACTGGTAAAACAACTACAGCAATTAATTTTATTAATTTATATCAAAAAAATTTTAATATTAAAAATAATGAATTAGTTATGCATTTAAACGCGTCTGATGAAAGAGGTATAGATGTAATAAGAAATCAAATAAACCAATTTGTTAATTCTAAATCTTTATTTTCAAAAGGCACAAAATTTGTAATATTAGATGAAGTAGATTATATGACAAAATCAGCACAGCAAGCTCTTAAATATTTAATTTCATCTATTTCTGAAAATGTTTGTTTTATATTAATTTGCAATTACATATGTAAAATTGATGATGTTACGCAAAATATATTTATAAAATTACGATTTAATCAACTATCTAATATTGAAATTGAAAAATATTTAAATAAAGTTATTATTTCTGAAAAAATAAAAATTAATATGAAACAAATAGAACATATTATATCATATTTTAAATCAGATATTCGTAGCATGATTAATTACTTACAATCTAACTTTTTTATTATAAATAATAATAATAATAATAATAATATTATTAATAATACTTTATGGAATAACTTGACAGATTTTATAATTAAAAATAAAAAAAATCCTAAAAAAATAGATAAAAAAATTTGTGATATATCATTTAAATATAATTCAAACATATATCAAATACTAAAAATATATTCATTATATCTTATAAAAAATACTCAAATAAATGTTGATTTTTTAAATTATATTGAAATTTTCATTCATAAAACAGATTATGATACTGATAGTTATAAACAACTTTTTATAAATAAATTAGTTCATTTTTTATAAATTATTAATTAACTGAATATTTATGATAACGATTTTGTAATTTTCTCATAAAATCATTGGGTGGGGAAGATTTTGAAGGGTCAAAACTATTTTCATTTACGCTAGTTTTGTCAGAATTATTTAAAATTCTTTTAACCTCATCTTTTTGCTTTTGCACTATATTATTATAATCATCATCACTAGTTGTCCTTAAGTTATTTGAATTATTTACACATTCACTTAATAAAGATGGCTTAATTTCAACATCTTTATTATTTATTTTATCGTTATTTTCACAAATCATTTTATAATTTATATATATTAATAAGATAAAACTTATTCATTAATATCCGTTTATTTAAATTAAAAATTGATTTAAATATTTTCACATATTTCAATATAAAGAACTATGTCAGTTGATGATGATTGGGAATGTTTCAATGAAAATAATTGTATTAATAATAACACCAATGATGAAACAATTGCAAAAAATATTATTGAATGTACACCATTAAAAATATCAACTAAAACTAAAATTATTTACTTAAATAAAAGTATTAATTTAGAACATATATTTTGGAGTATTCCTTTAATTAAATATATGGATTTGAAGAATGGTGTTATAAAAAAACAAATCAAAATTCAAAGTAATTCTAAAGAAACGTTTGATGAATTAACTACAAAAAAAGAAGATTACAAAGATTTTATATATAAAGAACACGTTATATACGATTCTACTAATGTTTCAGCAAGGCAAGATAATTTTAAAGATATACGTAAAATTAGTATTGGATTAACTAAAAAAGATATTACAACACATCGTTCAAAAGAAAAAAGCGCATTTTATAATTGTTTTGTTATTATTCTAAGATTGTTTTTTCAAGAACAATATAAAGAAGTACACGTTAAAATATTTAATACTGGTAAAATGGAAATTCCTGGGGTTCATAATGATACATTGTTTAAATTAGCACAAAATTTCATAATATCTTTACTAGAACCAGAATTTCAAGATAAATTATATTTTAAAGATGAATTATGTGAAACGGTTTTAATTAATTCGAATTTCAATTCTGGATTTTCAATTAAACGATGTCAATTACATAACTTACTTAGATTAAAATATAACATATCTACTTGTTATGACCCTTGCTCTTATCCTGGGATTCAATGTAAATATCATTTTAAAGATTCTAATACCACTATCAGTTTTATGATATTTAGAACTGGCAGTGTTCTTATTGTTGGAAAATGTGAGGATGAAGAATTATATGTTGTATACAATTTCTTAAAACAATTGTTTATTGACGAATATGAAAATATTAAAGACAATTATTTAATTCCACCTAAACCTGAAAAAAAAAATAAAAAGAAAAAGAAAAAAACTATTATTTTAGATAATTCTACTATAAAATTAACTTAATCGTATAATTTCACATAATTTAATAAAATCTATTTCTGGGTTAAATTCATTATTTTTTAAATAATTATTATATTCTTCTAAACCCATTATCAATCCAGGGGATAAAGAAATATCTATATTTATTAATTCTTTAGTATTCTTTACATTTAAAATTCTTCTTTCAGCATAACTTAAAAGTTCATCTTGAATTAATTTAAAACAACTTTCTTTTTCATTTAATGGTAATTTAATAAAATTTTCACTTATACAAACTCTTCTTATTATTTCAATATACAAAATTACATTTTGCTGTAAATTTTGTAATATTTTATTTTCTTTATAAGAAAATTTTACATTTTGTCTTTTATTATCGGATAATGAATATATTGTTTTTGTGTATACATAAACAACCGCATCTTTTAAAGATAAATTAAAAAACATATTATCATCTTTATCTGTTATTTGACTTATATATTCTACATAATGCACAATTGCATTTCTACAATGATATGCTGTTAATTCTAAATGTTTTGTATAGGTATATAATATTATAAATACATGACCCATCATGTCTAAACCTTTAAGGAATAAAGATTTATTTATATTATTCATATTTTCTAAAGAATGAAGAACTAAATTATGTATTATACGAACAAAACTTATATATAGAATATTTATATCATTAATTATTATTTCCTTATAATTACATTCATTGCTTAAACTATATAGTTCTGATTTATTATTTTCATCTTCTTTTTTTTTATCGGAATTATTTTTCATTTATTACTAATTAATATAAATATTTTAATATTAGTGCGTAAAAAACATATAAAGATTTTAATAAAATAATATAAAAAGATAGAATGTCTACTGCAACTGAAGAAAATAATTATACATTACCTGGTGATAAATCATTGAAAAATGCTAGTAAAATTGCATTGGTTGAAGATAAGAAAATTATGATGGATTATTGGATGGAATCATTCAAGGAAGATGCATTTTTAGGTGTAAGAGAAAATGGTGAAAAACTCTTAATTAAAAATGAAGGTGATGAATATACCAGTTCTATTACAAAAGTATATAAAGTTGATGAAGAATATCTTATTGTTACTGAAAATTCTATTTATTTTGTATCTGCTAAAATTCAAACTAAACGAGTTGCTTAATTAAAAACAATTAAATACAAAACATTTAATCATTTTATGGTTAAATGTTTTTTCTTTTTTATTGTAATTCTTCTAATGTCATAGGACCTTTACTTTCTTCTAATGTACTTTCAAAATGAACCTTTTTCATTTTATTTATTTTCATTCTTCTTTTTATATCTTTCATTTTTTCTGTTTGTTTCGGTTTTTCCCACTGCTCTATGCCATTTATTACATTATATTCAGTTACTTGCTTACTTGGTGAAATTCTTGGTGGAGTTCTTGGCGGAGAACCTGGCGGAGTTCTTGGTGGAGAACCTGGCGGAGTTCTTGGTGGAGAATCGGGTGGAGTTCTTGGCGGAGAAACTGATAGAGTTTGTGGGGTATATTTCTTTTCTTTACTATAATATTTATTTTTTTTGTATTTTTTTCTTTCATTTTTCAAGCGCAACTTTTCACAAAATTTTATAGGGTGTCCTAATTCTTTACAATAATTACAACAATTCGCTGCAAAGTAATGCTGACATTCTATGTTACCAGTTTCAAAATTATATAAATTATGTGACATTGCATAATCTAAAGAGTTACCTGATTTATAGCAAAAACTACACAAACGCGGAGGAACACACGCTACTGGTTGACAATACTGATTCATACTCTCAAATATCACTTATTAATTTCAAACTTTAAGTTTACTTTTTAATTCTTATCACTCAGTTAAAAAATAATTTTTAAATCAATTTTTTTTTATTTTTTTTTTATTTTTTTTATTTTTTTTACATATTATATTTGTTTTTACAACCCTATTATTTTATACAATTCTGTAACACTAATAGGATCACGTGAATAAATAAGTAAGTTTACTTCATTTTCATTTAGTTCTTCTATATTTTCATTTTCATTTAGTTCTTCTATATTTTCATTTTCTGGCTCCATAATGTATTTTATAACTTTGTAAAAATACAATAAATTATTTCAATTTTTATTAATTCTGTGTAATAGAAAAAAATAGAAATAAATAGAAAAAATAGAAAAAAATAGAAAAAAATAGAAATAAATTGATTTATTTGGTGACCCATTTATACAGATATATAAAGCAATAACAACAAGGAAAATCCTAAATATGAGTGCTAAAATAATTGCCGGCACTTTGCTCTACGAGACAAGTAAAGAACCTCTTTGGACAAAACTTGCAAAACCCATCAAACACGAACTATGTAAGTATCTTTGCATGAGTTCAAAACTCATTCACGACCCGCGTTTTTACCAAACACTTCACGAAATATGGTTAAAAAGACAGGAATATGATATAACAAAAATTGTTGAAGAATCACAGAACACTATTGATTGTGCTATATGCATGGAGACATTCAAGCACGATGGTAAGGACAAGATTACAACATTATTATGTGGTCATACCTTCTGCACTCCCTGTATGTTTAAGCACATAGAACAACGCGGTTTTGAAGCAGCTTGCCCAATGTGTCGTTCTTGTCTTTACACACCACCAACTTCACAGAAAAACAAACCAGAAGTAGTATATATAAATATAATTGCTGAAGAAAAAAGAAAAAAAAGACGTTTACAAAGATTGGTGAAACACCAGAAAAAAAAAGAAAAAAACTTAAAATCAAAAATAATATAAAAATAAATTGATTTGTTTGGTGACCTATTTTATAGAGATATATAACACAAAAACATAAATAATAACAAGGAAAATAAAAATAACTTGATTTTAACATTTGCACGGATTCCCGAGCGGTCAAAGGGGACAGACTTAAGATCTGTTGCGTTAGCTTCGTGGGTTCGAATCCCACTTCGTGCATCAACGGGAATGGAAAGTCGCCCGCGAAAAGACCTCCTCCTAGTAATTGGGGTGAGATAATTACAAGGACAGACGCAGTCCGTATGATAATTATTATTCAATATTATTGTTTCAATAAGAGTCATTCATAGTAATATATGATTAAATACGCATTGTTAAATGTAGAAAGGGGCGCCTTTCAATTAGCACGGATTCCCGAGCGGTCAAAGGGGACAGACTTAAGATCTGTTGCGTTAGCTTCGTGGGTTCGAATCCCACTTCGTGCATTTGTTCTTATAGCTCAGTTGGTTAGAGCGTCGGTCTTATGAGCCGAAGGTCTGCGGTTCGAACCCGCATATGAACACTTATGGGATATAAAATAGTTCGCCTCCACGCGGTGTATCCTGGATTAAAACCAAATGAACTAGCAAAACATTTAATATTTGTTTATTAAATGTTTTTTATTTCTATATATTATATATTATTAAAATGTATGAAAATTTCAATGAATTTTTAAATGTTGGTTCTAGTAATGTTTCAAAATTAGCTATTTTTATTTTTATTATTGCTGGAAATTATGCTGGTGATACATTTTCCTGTAGTCTTAGACATATTGTTAGAGATAATATGATTGTAAAACATATATTAGGCATTTTTATAGTATTAATTTTTATAGGATTTTCACAGGACGATTTAGATATATTAAATAAAATAATTTTATCAATATTTTTATACGTATGGTATATTTTTATTATGCGTTCACCAACTCCTATTACACTAACAACCATATTTATTATTATAATTTTATATATTATGCAAGAATCTATTAATGATTTAAAAAAAAGTATAAAAGATAATATATCAGAAGTTGATAGCAAATTGACACAATTTAAAATAAATTTTTATTCACAACTTAGAAATTCTTTTTTTCTAATTTCAGTTTTATTATCAACTATTGGTATAATAATCTATTATCAAAGAAATAAAGAACTATTCAAAAAAGATTTTAATACATTTAACTTTTTAGTTGGTGTAAATGATAAAAGTTGTTTTGGTAAAAATAAATAGTAAATAATAGTAAATAATAATAAATTGATTTTTAATGTGAATTATAATTATGTTTATAAAAATAATTATTAATAATGACGGATTTAGCGCAAATTAAGCCATCATACGTAACAAATTTTGACAAGGACAAAAATAATAATATCAATGATATTGAAGAATTAATAAAAGAAGAAACAAATTTTAATTATGAAAATATTGACATTATTAAAATTATGGAAAATCTAATTAATTATGTAAATGACGAAGAAGAAAAACTTATGTTAAAAAATAAAAATTACAATCATCAAAATATGTTAGGACTTTTAAAAACTCCGTTTAATAAATTTATGCAAACAATTTTTAGAAAAAACAGAATTCAAATAAAAAAAACAATTTTACTTTATCACTATAGAAAACTGGTTGAAAAAAACGAAATAGAAGACTGCAAATTGCTAACATTATTGCTTATGAAAAAACCAGCAAATCACATTTCAGGTATTAATCAAATAACAATTCTAACATCAGCTACACCAGATGGTCAAAATTTTAGTTGTAAACACGATTGCTTTTATTGTCCTAATGAACCAGCGCACGAAGGAAATGATTGGACACCGCAACCAAGAAGTTATTTAACGCTTGAACCAGCAGTTCAACGAGCAAATCGTAATGGGTTTGATCCATTTAAACAAACGCAAAATCGTCTTGATTCATTATTAACTTGTGGACATACTTGTGATAAATTGGAATTTATTATTGAAGGTGGAACATTTACTGAATACCCCAAAAAATATCTAAAATGGTTTTTCTGTCAATTTGTTTATTGTGTAAATACATATTTTGATAAAGAACCAAAGCGTAAAAGTTATAGTCTTGAAGAAGAAATTCATATTAATACAAATGGAAAATGTAAAATTATTGGTATTTGTATAGAAACAAGACCTGATGCTGTTCTAGAAAACGATGATGACGGCATCCCTTGGATAGAAACATTACTAGGATGGGGTGTAACACGCATTCAGTTAGGTTTGCAACATATTGATAATAAAATATTAAAAAAAATTAATAGAGGTCATACAATTGAAAAAGCAATTGAAGCAATACGGATTCTTAAAAATAATTGTTTCAAAATTGACATCCATATTATGCCTGATTTACCTTATTCAAGTAAAGAAAAAGATATTGATATGTTTAAAGAATTATATTCATCGCCATTATACCAACCCGATCAAATGAAAATTTATCCTTGTGAAGTTGTTCCCTGGACAAGAATAAAAAAATGGCACGAGGAAGGAAAATATAAACCATATGGAGAAAATAAGGAAGATATGCAAGAAGTATTATATTATGCAATGACAAATTGTCTCCCTTGGATAAGATTACCACGTGTTATACGTGATATTCCAGACACATATATAACAGGTGGAATTAAATGTGGAAATATGCGACAAGTAATTAATAACAAAATAAAGGAAAATCAAGATAATGAAATTATAGATGGTGAAAAATTCATATATGGGAGTATGGATATTAGATATAGAGAAATTGGGAGACACCCTGAATATAGTGTTAATGATGCACGATTATTTGTTAGAAAATATAATGCTTCAGAAGGAATTGAGTATTTTATATCTTATGAAACATATGATAATAAAGCCATTTTTGGATTTACAAGATTAAGAATAACTAATGAATATAAAACAAACGTTGCATTTTCAGATTCATTATTTAATAAAGGACTGATTCGTGAATTACACGTGTATGGTAATGTTGAAACATTGCGAAAACCTAATAATACATATAAAAATTTATTTGAAAGCACACAACATTGTGGATTTGGAAAAAAACTTATTTATATTGCAGAAATAATTGCTTATTTACACGGAAAAAATGGGTGCGTTGTTATTTCAGGAATAGGTGTAAGAAATTATTATAAAAAAATTAATTACACTCTTAAAAATAATTATATGATTAAAATCTTTACACTTTTTGAAAAAGTTATGTTTATAATTAATTATATATATTTATACTTCACAACTAAAAGTAACATTATGTTGTAATCTTTGAAATTCAGGAAATTTCTCCGTTGTATTAATCCAAAAACATTGAAATAAATGAAATAGTATTTCTTCACTAGACCAAGGAAAATATTTTGAAGCAATTTCAGTAAAAAACCATATTTCAAATAAACCTATAAATAAAATTAATGTTAAATGATGTATAATCATTTTACTTACAGATTTTTTATATATTATTTTTACAAACGATGTAAATAATAAAGTAACCATATTTATTATAATTGCCATATGTAATGCTTTTTGTTTTAATTCTGTTAATATTTCAGAAGCACTAGCATTTGCTTGTTCTGCCGATTCTTCCATTATGTGAAATGTTCCATCAATATATGCTTTTTCATACACTAAAAAATCAATAAATGGGTCATAAAAAGGTTGTGAACGAATACTTTGGGACATTTCTTCAGAAACTATACCATCCATTTGTTTACTAATACTATCAACTTGATCATAAAATAAATCTTCTTCCATAGTAATTATATAATTAAAAAAAAGTAGGGGTTCCAATATTGATAAAAATGATAATTGTATTAATACATGATTAATAAGTATTATAATACTTTTTATTAAAGATTTACTTTCATTATTACTTTCATTATTACTTTCATTATTAATTTCATTATTACTAACCCATTTTTTTGGTATAGAATTTAAACTATCTGTTGAAAATTTACCATGTAATAATGACCTACATATTTTATATGGTGAAGGTGTTCTTTGTCTTAAATTAATAAGTTCTAAACTTGATTTATTATCTAGTTCATCTATTAATATTCCATTACCGACTATTATATCTTCACTTATTGTTTGCATTTTATTTTCTGGTGTATCATTTAACATTAAATCATCATCTTTCTTCTCCATATCTTAAATGTTTATTATATTTTACATTTTAAATTTCATATGTTTTAATCAAATTTTTTTAAATAATATTATATTTTAATAGTATATTATTAATAATGCCAAAATATGAACCGAATATATGGAATTTAGATGAAAATGTTAAACATTCACATAATTGTTATTCATATTTTTTAAATCTAATAGATGAAAAAGCATTCAAAAATTGTAAAACAAAAAAACAATGTTCAACTGCTCAACCTGGTTATTACAATGGTTTAAGCAATAAAATGTATAATTATACTAGAAAAAAAAGATCCCCTAGTGGGTTTAGATACAAATGTAATAATGTTTTACCGCGTATTAAAGCAGATAATCCTAATGTTAAATTTATAGGAAAAAATACAAAAAAATGCCCGAAAGGTTATTATCAAGGTGCTATGGCAACAACATCACCTCAATCATGGGACAAAAGTGATTATCACTTTTATAGAAAAGATAACAATACTGATACTTGGAGCCATAAAACTGGAAAGCAAGAAGTAAAAAATTACGATGCAAAAGGAAATTTAATATTTGATCCATTAATTGCAGCACGTAAATATGCTCGTAATGATTATTCTGAATTTTGTGGTTACTTCTGTATTCCCGAGGAAAAAGAAAAAAAAAATATGAGCAGTATAAATTTAATAAATAACGACTAATATATATTAATTATTGCTAGTGGTGGTATGCAAACGTGAACAAAACATTAAAAAATTACAAAAGTTAAGAAAAATTTATAATTAATATATTTTATATGTTATATTAATTATATTTAACATTATGTATACTTTTAATGTTTTATGGATTTTTTAAATACTATATTATTTAATAAAATAGATAATAAAAATTATTTTTATGGCGTTGCTATATTAAACAATACAAAAGTTAAATGGATAAGTATAGATAAAAATACTATATGTTGCAATTTATATAATCATGTTAGCAATATTTTTAATATTAATGTTAAATATATTGAAAATGAAGATACTAACTTGATACCCAATAATAAGAATAAAATTATAAAATTTTTAGATGATGGATTTAACATAAAATGTTTTTCATAGTTCTATATTTCCGTTTTCTTTTACATATTCTTCTAACTCTTTAAGTTGTTCTTTTGTATTTACACCTAAAATATACTTTATATGATTACTATTTAATGTCATATTATATAATTTATGAGATTTATATGAATAACATAAAGAAATAATATCTGTTAAATAAAATTCTTTTTGTACATTATTATCATTAATATGTGGTATTAATTCTTTCAATAAAAACCCTTTTATATAATATATTCCACTATTTATTAACTTTACTTTTTTTTCTTCATCTGTTGCATCTTTCTCTTCAATTATTTTTTCTATAAAACCCTCACTATCCATTATTACTCTTCCATAACCTGTTGGATCTTTATATTCGCACGTAATTAATCCATTTGTAAACCCTTTTAAATATAATTGTGCTATATATTTTTCTAATATTTGAGATTTAATATTAGGCGTATCACCATTTAATATTAATACATTATCTTCATCATTATATAAATTTAAACAACAGCATACAGCATGTCCTGTTCCCAATTGTTTTTCTTGCTTAATAAATTTTATGCTTATTTTTTCCCATATATCAAAAAAATTACTTTTTACTTTAGTTACTATTTTTTCATGATGTTGACCTGTTACAATAATAATTTTCTTTGGGTTTAGTTTTAAACATTCTTCTAAAATACAAATTAACATTGGCTTATTATTAAAATCAACAAGAACTTTAGGTAAAGTTGATTTCATACGCTTTCCTTCGCCTCCTGCCAATATTGTTATTACTAAATTTTTATGCAACATTTCCATATTATAAATATGTATAAAATAGAAACTTTAATTCATTTCGTTAAATATAATAAATATTATACATTTGCTATTATATAATGGATAATAGTGTTAAAGAAGTTGTATCAAAACTTTCACAATTAGATGAAAGATTAACAGAAATAAAAAGAGAGAAAAAAGCAATCGACGAGGAAGTTAAAATGTTAGAAGATGGATTACTTGTTTATTGTCAAGAAAATCAACAATCTATAGAAAATATAACAGGAGGACAATATAATATGAAACGTGCAGTAGGACGTAAATTTAAGAAGAAGGAATAATCTATTTACGCACTTTATAACTATTTTCTTCATATATGTATTTTGGTGTAAAATCTGTGCTTAGTTCACTTTTTCTTTCCTCTAATTGTGGAGCTAAAAATTCTTGAGAAGTTTTTGGTCCACCCCAATTAGGATCCATAGCATTAGGACTTGTTTCTTCATTTTCATATGCGTGGAAACGTTTATCTAAAGGTGTATATTCACCTATATATAAATTATCTTTATCAAAACCTGCGTATTGATTTTGATTATAAACACTTGATTCTCTATGTGCGTCTAACAATTTAGTTAAAGGTGGTTTTTTTGCCTTAGGTATTGATGAATTTCCTCTTGTTGAATTTCCAGGTGAACGTTTTACTTTATATTCACTCATACCCTGTGCGTTATAATTTTTTTCAACATATAATACTGGACAATCAATTCCTTTTTTACGTTGGTATTCTAATAATTCTATATACTCATCTAAACTATCCATAACATAAGGATTAACACCTTCCTTCTCTGGAATATTATTATTGAAAAGATAATATTTAGAACCATTTTTGATTAAAGATGTAGGACATTTTTTGAACATTTCTTCATTTTCATTTAAAGTAAAACCTTCAATTTGTTTACTTTCTAATTTAGAGTTATTACTTAAAGTAAAATAGTAACCAATTACTAAAAATACTATAATAATAAAAACCATCAAAAATGGATCATCACACTTACATATTTTTGCCATATCTTATCTATATATTTATCTTATAAAAAATAATATAATGTTATTTTATAATGACATTATCAATTTCTGTTGACCCTGAAAAAATTAATGATACTAATAACTCAATGAATGGGAATATTAGTTCTTTGTTTAATTTTAACTCACAGAAAAATAATAATAATATTAATAATAATAATATTAATAATAATAATAATATTAATAATAATAATAATAATATTGAGAATAATAAATTTAAAAATCTTAAAGATAGTATTGAATTAATTAACTCAAATCATAAAAAAGGTGTTCCAATTGCTTTAACTATTTTTCATCCAATGTGTGGTCATTGTCATACTATGCGCCCAGAATGGGAAAACGCAGGTAGAGAAATGGAAAATGAATTCAAAAAAAACTTAATTGTTGGTTTGGTTCATAAAGATTATATGGATAAACTGCCTATTAAAAAAGAAAATGTTCAAGGTTTTCCTCATATTGTTTTTATATCAAAAAAAGGTGAAAAAGAATATAATGGTATGCGTAATGTTAACGCATTTAAAAATTGGATGAAACAAAATGCTAATGAAAATTTGAGAAGAAATAATAATAATTCAAAGCAAACAAAAAAAAATAATAATAAAAAGAAATCAAAACGTATTAGAATTAGAATACATAAAGGAAAAAATAAAAAAAGCGCTAAGAAAAAAAAAAGTAGAAAAAGAAGAGAAAATTAAACTGAATATTTTTTATGTTTATATATAAAATTGAATTTTTATTTAATGATTATTTCATTACATAAAATAATATGAATACAAATGAATTTGATTATCAATTTAGGTTATTAGATTTTAGCATTTATAATAAATCTGATAATGATAGTGCTTCAATAGATGATTCAAATTCTGATGATTCGCAAGATATTCAAAAATTTGAAATACAAATGTTTGGTATTAATGAAAAAGGTGAAACTTGTTCCATATATGTTGAAAATTACAAACCATTCTTCTTTATTCGCGTTGGAAATAGTTGGACTGAAAGAACTAAAAGATTGTTTTTTGAAGAAATTAAAAAGAAGGTTGGTAAAAAAATGGCACCACAAATTGTTTCAATGGATTTAGTTGATAAAAAAAAATTGTATGGATTTGATTCTGGAAAAATGCAAAAATTTGTAGAAATTAAATTTGAAAACACTTTATGTATGAATCGTGTGAAATATTTGTATTATAAAAAATCCTCTACTGGGGGAGATAGTTTCCTAACAACTTTTAAATTTAATGGTTATGAAACTGAATTATATGAAGCACAAATACCTCCTTTACTTCGTTTCTTTCATATTCGTAATATCAGTCCTTCAGGGTGGATTGGATTTAAAAAGAGTGAAATAGAAATTGTTGGTTATGAAAGTGGAGATGACGATGATGAAAGTTATGAAACTAATACTACGTGTAGTTATGAATTTATTATCAATTGGAATTATATTTATCCTGTAAATGATAAAGAAACGCAAGTGCCTTATAAAATTTGCAGCTTTGATATTGAAGCTAGTAGTAGTCATGGTGATTTTCCAATTCCAATTAAAAATTATAAAAAATTAGCTGCTAATATTGTTGATTATTTTAGAGATTATAATATTGATATGAATGATACTAATTTATCAAATGAACTAACAAATATTGTTATGAATGCTTTTGGTTTCAGCACAAGTATGAAAGAACTTGATTGTATTGATATAGTTTATCCTAAAAATAAAGAAAAAATAAATCAAGAAATGATTGAAAAAAAAATGAAAAGATGGTTAAAAAATAAGATTGGTAGTTTGAAAAGGAAAAATCAATCAGATGATGAAGAAAGAGATAATATATTTGCCAGTTTTCAATATGAAGAAGAGGAAGAAGAAGAAAATCAAAATAATGGAGGGTTTGGTTGGAATAAAAAAAAACCAAAAACATCAAACACTGAAATAAATAAATTAAACGTTTTTGAAGTTTTACAAAGCAATGTTCTTGATTATGATGATAAACTTAATGCCATAACTGATTCATTTAATAGTTTTCCTCCACTTGAAGGTGATAAAGTTACATTTATTGGTTCTACATTTCTAAAATATGGCACTAAAGAACCTTATTTAAATCATTGCGTTGTTCTTGATACTTGTGATGAAATACCTGATATAAAAAATACATTTATTGAAACTTGCAAAACTGAAAAAGAAGTATTACTTAAATGGCGTGATATTATTGTAAAAGAAGACCCTGATGTTATTATTGGTTACAATATATTTGGTTTTGATTATGACTTTATGTATCAACGCGCAAGAGAAAATAATTGCACTAAAAGTTTCTTGAAATTATCAAGAAATCGCGATGATATTTGTGGCAAATTAGATGATAATGGTAAAGTAAAAAGTATTGAAACTAGTAAAATTGTAATTGCTAGTGGAGAACACGACCTTAAATTCATTAAAATGGGTGGACGTCTTCAAGTTGACCTTTATAATTATTTTAGACGCGACTTTAACCTACCCTCTTATAAATTAGATTATGTTTCAAGTCAGTTTATTGGAGATAGTGTAAAAAAAATAGAACACGACGAAACTAATAATTGCACTACAATTATTACAAAAAATATGATGGGGTTGGACGTTGGTAGTTTTATTCATTTTGAAGAAACAAGTCATAGTAGTGAATTATACAAAGATGGTGCTAAATTTAAAATTACATCTATAAATAAAGAACAAAAATCATTTACTATTTCTAGTATTGAAAATGTTGATATGAATAAAAGTGTTCGTTGGGGATTAGCAAAGGACGATGTTACGCCACAAGACATTTTTAGATTAACAAATGGAACATCTTATGATCGTGCTATTGTTGCAAAATATTGTATTCAGGATTGTAACCTTGTTCATCATCTTATGAATAAAATAGATGTTATTACTGGATTTGTTGAGATGTCTAAAATTTGTAGTGTTCCACTTGACTTTCTTGTTATGCGAGGTCAAGGTATTAAATTAACTAGTTTTATTGCTAAAAAATGTATGGAAAAAAATACTTTAATGCCTGTTATTCAAAAGCAATATAATGATACTGGTTATGAAGGTGCTATTGTTCTTCCACCTAAATGTGATTTATATTTAGATAATCCTGTTGCTTGCGTTGATTATGCATCTCTATATCCATCTTCTATGATTAGTGAAAATTTATCACACGACAGCAAAGTATGGACTAAAGAATATGACTTGAATGATAAACTTATTAAAACAACTGGGGAAATAGATGCTAGTGGTAATTATATTTATGATAATTTAGAAGGTTATCAATATGTAGATATTACTTATGATGTATATGATTATTTCCCAGGAAAAACACAAGCAAGTGCTAAAGAAAAACGTAAAGTTGGATATAAAATTTGTAGATGGGCACAATTTCCAAATGGTCAAAAAGGTATTATGCCTTCTATTTTGGAAGAACTACTTGCTGCTCGTAAAGCAACACGTAAACTAATTCCTCAACAACAAGACGATTTTATGAAAAATATTTTAGACAAAAGACAACTTAGTTATAAAATTACGGCAAATTCACTTTATGGTCAATGTGGAGCAAAAACAAGCACATTTTATGAAAAAGATGTTGCTGCATCTACTACTGCTACTGGACGTCTATTGCTTACTTATGCAAAACGTGTGGTTGAAGAAGTCTATAGTAATCGTGTGTGTAATACAACGAAATACGGCGAAGTATTAAGTAAAGCAGAATATATTTATGGGGATACTGATTCGGTTTTCTTCACATTTAACCTGGAAGACATCAAAACAGGCCAACCAATTCGGGGTAAAAAGGCATTGGAAATTACTATTGAATTAGCTAAAGAAATGGGGGAAGTTGCTTCAAAATTCTTGAAAAAACCACACGATTTAGAATATGAAAAAACATTTATGCCATTTTGCTTGCTTTCTAAAAAAAGATATGTTGGTATGCTTTATCAAGAAGATGTTGATAAATGTTATCAAAATAGTATGGGTATTGTTTTAAAACGACGTGATAATGCACCTATTGTTAAAGACATTTATGGAGGTATTATTGACATATTAATGAAAGAACAAAACATTGGAAATGCAATTGAATTTCTTAAATCATCGCTACAAAACATGATTGAAGAAAAAATACCTATTGAAAAACTTATTATTACTAAGTCATTGCGGTCAAATTATAAAAACCCTAAGCAAATTGCACATAAGGTATTGGCTGATAGAATTGGAAAACGTGATCCTGGAAATAAACCAGCAAATGGCGATAGAATTCCATTTGCTTACATTAAAAATAGTAAAAAAAATGCATTACAAGGTGATAAAATTGAATTGCCTAATTATATACAAGAAAATAAATTACAACTTGATTATGCACATTATATTACTAACCAAATTATGAAACCAATTCAGCAACTATTGGCACTTGTTTTAGAAGATATTCCTGATTTTAAAAGAAATGGTAGTAAACGAACAAAAATGAAAAAACAAATATGTGAATGGAAACGTCAATTAAAAGGAAATGATTTAAATGAAATGCAATTTGAAAAAAAGCAAGAAGATTATCGCAGTAAAGAAGTTAAAAGTTTACTCTTTGATAAATATATTAATAAAACACTTATTGAAAAAAATAGTATTCATTCATATTTTCAAACATTACTTTAATTAGAAGTTATATTTAGAAGTTATATTTAGAAGTTATATTTAGAAGTTATATTTAGAAGTTATATTTTTATTGTATCAATATATTGTATCAATATATAATATTAAATGACTTCAAGTTATCCTGTTTCTTTTGTCGGTACATTTGGCGGCACACAGCAGAGTAATGGTACATATACATTTCCATCTAGTGCACAAACCTGGGGAGGATTCGCAGTAGTAGATTCTGTCAAAGAAAGTTTTGCTAATACCACAATAGAGGATGGTAACTATATAACATTCCAATATAGTACAAATGCTGATGTATCTATTAAATTCAAATTTGAATTTAATCCATACCCAAACACAGAACCATCATTTTATACAGATAATATTTTATTAACTGCTGGTTCTGGTAGTAAACAAATATCATTAAGCGGACAAGGTGCTAATACATTTAATAGTTTTTTATTGTATATAGTTGAAAGAGATATACCTGTTACACTTACTAATATTGTATATAATTTCCCTGCCCCTGCACCTTCATCAGAAATTGTATTCACCTATATAGGAACTAATAACGATAATTTTAATTCAATGATTTCAATGCCAATTTCGATTATATATTCAATTATTCCAGAAGCTAATATTAACAGTGACTTATATCAAGATGGCACTTTGGAAGTTATGCGATTTGAAAATAAAGATTTATCTGGATTTAATAGTTTTGGAAAAGGAAGAGTAACTATAAGTCAAACTAATCTTTTACAAGGTTATATTTTAAAATTTAGATACTTTAAACAAGATAGCAATCATTCTGCCGGATTTTCTGCTAGTGGACCATTATTTGAAATTGATGGAGATCTTTTAGTAAATGAAGAACAAACCGGAACTGCTGAAACCGGAATGGGAGTCAATAACCGCACTGGATTTCAACTTAAAATATGGAAAGAACTTAAGATAGAACCACCAGCAGCACCAGCACCTATATGTTTCCCTGCTGGAACACCTGTAACAACAGACCAAGGAAATATTCCTATTGAAAAATTAAAATCGCATATTCATACTATTCGTGGAAACTCTATCGTAGCAATCACTCAAACACGAACATTAAAAAAACACATTGTTTCGATTGAAAAGGACGCATTAGTAAAGAATGTTCCATCACAAACAACACATATTAGTAAGAATCATAAAGTATTTTTTGAAGGACAAATGGTAAAAGCACGAGATTTAGTAGATGTATGTGAACACGTTCATTTTATTCCATACAATGGTGAAATATTATATAATGTTTTACTTAAGAAAGATGGTAAGATGATGATAAATAATTTGATATGCGAAACATTATCTCCAACAAACATAATGGCTTTGATTTCAAAAATAAGTGACAGAACAGAAAAGAATGAAAAAATAAGAAAAATAACATCTATAATTAATAAAAATGATGTTGTAGAATATAAGAATTTTTATGCTTCATTGAAGTAAGGTGTGTAATAAATAATTAAATTACAAATTATAAAATAATTTAATTATTCAACAATAAAGGAAATTATGATACATTACATAATTTCCTTTATTTATTATGCAATATGTGTTATTTAATACCATTTTTTTTATAATATAATGTATATTATATAAATGAGTACAAGTTACCCAGTGAATTTTTCAGGTGTGTTCGGTAATGCATTATACGATAATAATGTATATACATTTCCAACTGGTGCAGAGAGCTGGGGAGGATTCGCAATACCAAACAACATAAAAGCAAATTTTCCTGATACCACAATAGGGGATGATAACTATATATCATTCGACTATAGTACAGATACTGATGTAACTATTAAATTCAAATTTGAATATAAGGGATTTCCAAACACAGAACCATCATTTTATACAGCTGATATTTCATTAACTGCTGGTTCTGGTAGTAAAAATATCTCATTAAGCACACAAGGTGCTAATACATTTAATAGTTTTTTATTGTTTATAGTTGATAGAGATATACCTGTTACACTTACTAATATAGTATATAATTTACCTACGGGTTCAGGACCTGTACAAATCTCACTACCTACATCAGCTCCTGATACACCACCAGTAAGAAATCCAGAAGACGTTGTTTCAATATATAGTGATGCTTACACTAATTTATCAGGTACTAATTTTAACCCAACCTGGGGTCAAAGCACAGATGTATCTATAAATGTAAGTGATTCTAATGTTACTAATATTATTCAGTATACTAATTTTAATTTCCAAGGAACAGAACTTAATGGAAGCTATGACTTATCAAATATGGAATTTTTTCATTTTGATATATACACAACAACAACTGATAAAACCAATATAAAATTTAGTCCAATTAATGATAATAGTAATAATGGTAGTAACCTCGAACATAATATTCAACGTACTATTACACCAAACCAATGGAATAGTATAGATGTTTCTAAAAGTGAATTTATTGGTATGACGTGGGATGGTGTATTCCAACTTCGTTTAGGAGATGGCAATGACCCCCTGTCAACTACATTCATTGATAATATATATTTTTACAAGGAATCTTCAGCCCAACCTTTAACTTTCGCAAACAAAAGCTGGACATACGAAACTACTAGTGGTGATGAAACATGGTTCGCTAATAATGAACTACAGGGTTATGATTCAACACATGCAGTTGTAAATAATGATATACTTGAAATAAGTTTAACAAAAGAAACTGGTATTAATGGAAATAATGTATATAAATCTTCTAGAATTTTTACTTATTCTGATATTTCTGACAATGGCACTCAACCATTAGTATTAGAAAAGGGAGGCCAATTGACTGTTGAGTTTGAAGCCAAAATGCCCAAAGCTTTTGACAATTTAGGACAACCCATGGAAAATGTTCCACTATGGCCAGCACTTTGGATGATGGGTTCTGGGTTATGGAATGATAGTATAAACCAAGCGTGGCCTTATTGTGGAGAAGTGGATGTTATGGAATGGTCACCATTGAAAGGAAATACTAATTATAGTAGCGCTATTCATTATAATAATGGTATAGCGCTTAATCATGGTTATGATGCTACAGATTTCAATACAGGCAATAATCTAACAGACAATTATCATAGATACAAGACAACAATAATTCATCCAGTCGATAGTAATACTCCCGCCACAATTGAAATGTATTTTGATGATAATAATTTTCATACGTTTACATTAAACGATGAAAAATACAACGAATTATATCAAACTGTAAATAATTCGGGTGTAATTATCAGCGATAGTAAATCTTATGGTTTAATTATGAATATTGCTTTAGGTGGATCTTATACAGGATATAATGGTACTTTTGAGCAAGATTTTCCAACCTTTAATAATTCTATTATGTATGTTAAATCTATAAATATATCCCAAGGCCCAGTACTACCATTAGCTATATGTTTCCCTGCTGGAACACCTGTAACAACCGACCAAGGAAATATTCCTATTGAAAAAATAAAATCGCATATTCATACTATTCGTGGAAAATCTATCGTAGCAATCACACAAACACGATTATTAAACAAAGACATTGTTTCGATTGAAAAGGATGCACTAGTAAAGAATGTTCCATCCCAAACAACACATATTAGCAATAATCATAAAGTATTTTTTGAAGGACAAATGGTAAAAGCGAAAGAGTTAGTAGATGTGTGTGAACATGTTAATTTTATTCCATACAATGGTGAAACATTATATAATGTTTTACTCAAGAAAGATGGTAAGATGATGATAAATAATTTAATATGTGAAACATTATCTCCAACAAACGTAATTGCCATGATTTTAAAAACAAGCGATAAAACAGAAATGAAAAAAAAAATAAGAAAATTAACATCTATAATAAATAAAAATGATGTTGTAGAATATAAGAAGTTTTATGCTTCATTGAAGTAAGGTGTGTAATAAATAATTAAATTACAAATTATAAAATAATTTAATTATTCAAAAATAAAGACAACTGATAATAGATAATTTTCAAAATTTATTATGTAATACCATTTTTTTTGTAATATAATATATTTAATAAATACGCAAATGAAATTCCTAGTAAATAACCAAATATAATTTGTATTACATTATGACAATTTTTATTATAACGAGCTATTCCCATTAAAATACAGGGAATATTATATAAAAATACATTTTTTATTGTCAATTCTTTGTTTGATTTTAATAGAATTGCGTTCATATAAAGAGATACTGATGTCATATGTCCTGAAGGAAAACCTGATTCATTACTTGAAATACCGCCACAATTAAATACATTACAATCAATAGCACCATCTGGTCTTTTAAATATTGATGGATATAATCCAAATGTTAAACCCTTTATGTATTGATGCACTATTAATGCTAATCCATTAAATACTAATAATTCAAACTGAAAAGAAAATATTGAATAAAAATTTAAAAATAATACTATTAAAGATATTAAATCATATATTGATTCTATTTTTATTGTTGTTAACATTTATTAATATATAATATAATTATAAATAAAAATTGATTTTAACAATTATATTATATTTTTTATTATATAATATAATGGATTGGTATTTTATGTATTGGTGTTGTTTTATGTTTTATGCTAATCATAATGTATTAAAATTAACTACTAATAATGATGAACTTTTATTTAAAAATACTGACCAATTACAAAGAGAAACTGGATTAGATGAAAGATATGATAATAATATATTTCGCAGAGCTACTATAAAAGAAGATAAAAATTTTAATTACACTATGAAACGTAATATGATTTATAAAAATTTACTTCATAGTCTTGAAGATGAAAAAAAACCTGTTAATTCTAAATTAGAGTTAATTGATAAATATCAACATATTATTTACAACAAAACAGAAGGTATTTATTTAGCTAATGGAGGATTATTTGATAATTGGGATTTTGATTTTACTATATAAATTTTGCGTCTAATTCAGGTATTGACCCTTCATCATATTTTTTTAGACAATTTACTTTTGTTATTTCTACTTCATATTTTTCCTTTTGTTTATGACTATATTCATAATTTTTTACTCTTAGTGTGTAAGATAAATATGTATTATAATAATCTATTTTACTTACAATTAAATTTAAAAAACCATTTGTATAACTTGTTATATAATAAGTTAATTTTAACTTATCTTTATTTAATAACATGTTATCCATTACTTGGATTAAACGAAATTTAGTATCTTTATACTGAATCTTTTTTATATTTTTACTCGTAAAATCACACTTTATAGATATACTTTTTAATTGATCTAATGTAAAAGGTTTATTTAAATTAACTAATGAATTATTACATTGCTTTATGAATACATATTTCAATAAATAATGACATATACAATCTGATACACGTCTTATTGGTGAAGTAAAATGTGTATACTCTGCACTTCCTACTAAATCATGTGATGCCACTTTACTTATATAATCTGCTTTAATGCCATTACTTATTATTTCTTGTAATAATTCATCACCATTCATATTATTTATGTTTTCACTATTTAATAATTCACTTGCATTACAAGTTCTAAAAATACCTGTATTATCAAAATGTACTTTTAAATAATTTCCTACAAATGAATTCGCAAATATTGCAAATTCTGCTATCATTTGTTTCATATTTTTTTCTGGTTGACATACTACTTTTAATGTTGGTATATTATTTTCATAACTAATTAATGATGTTGTAACATCATTTAATACAATACCTTTTGTTTTATCACCTCTTTTTTTTATTAATGCTTCACTTATTTTCAGACTTGTTTTAATTGCAAATATATCTTCACTATGTTCACACGCTTCTCTATATTCTAAAGCATTTTCTTTTTTTACCTTTATTCGTGTATATAAAAGTTTTACATTTCCTATTGGATAATATTTTTCTTTGTCTATTTCACTAATTATTGTAATCGCATTTTTTATATTTCCATATTTATTTTCCATCAAACTTGATTTTTCCATTATTTCATTTGGTATCATGTGATATGGTTTTCTATTTGATGGATAGCGTGTTACTATTCTTTCTTCTATTGATTTCCATAAATCAGTATTTAGATTTATATATTCTGTAGGATCTGCAATATGAATTGCCAAATATAATTTTTTGTTTTTTTCATAAACACTAAATGCATCATCAGCATCTTCACACCCTGGAGGATCAATACTATAACATTCTATATCTGTCATATCTACACGTTCTTCTATTATTGAATATTTATGTGGAATACTATTTTTATTTATTAATATTTTATCTTCTTCTATACGTCTTGGAATTCCATATAAAGATGCTATATGTTTATCATAATTTTTCTCGTAATATGTATTATTCATAATAATATAATTACTACATATTCGTATTTTATCTTAATATCAAATTTTTATTGTATTTACTTTTTACCTCTTGATTTTTTAGTTCTACCTTTTTTTCTGGTTTGTTTTTTTGCTTTTTTTACCTTCTTTGTTCGTTTAAATTTTAAAGCAGTTCTTCCGCTATTATTTGCTGTCTTAACAGCACTTTTTGTTGTTGATTTTAATGTTCCTACAAGATTTTTTCCTACACCTCTAATGTTTCCTTTACTTGCTGAGCGAAGTGTTTTTAATGTTCCTTTACCTAAAGTTTTTGCTGTTCTTAAAGTACCCTTTCCTAAAGCACTTGCTGTATTAAATACTCTTCGCATAGAGTTGAAAGAACCTCCAGTTGCTCTAAAATTAGATGGTAATGGTGATTTAGCACGAATTTCTAGCATCTTAGTATGTTTATTATTTGATGAATTCTTTTGTTTGTTTTGTTTGTTTTGTTTGTTACACTTTAATTGTTGTTTTTCGTTTTGCATCCATAGTGGTTGGCGACATATATCACTATTATTAGTATTATTAGTATTATTAGTATTATTAGTATTATTAGTATTATTAGTATTATTATTCATAATTATATAATAACGCAAGAATAAAAAAATTAAATATATTTAAATTTCTAAATTTTTGAAATCAAAAAGTTAAAAAAACAGGGTACAAAAGCCAGCACCAAAAACAAAAAAGGACAAGAATAAATGTCCAAAACGCCTTTTTTGATTAGATTTTATAAGCTCCAAAAAAACCGATTTTCG